ATACTACAGCTATTGGGAAGAGTTTAACGGAGAATTAAGTAATGATGATGGAGATTACGACGCAGAAGTAGTAAGTAGCCTAAAACAGTACCATAAAGTATATACAAAAAGATTCGTAGTTGAAAAAATAACAAAAACTCCAAAGTCTAAACTACCAGAACCAGGAGTGATTCCAGTAGAATTGAGTTTTACAATGATGGGAATTGGTGGTTTTAAAATAGGACAAGCATTTAGAGTAGTACCAGGCGTATTGCCGGAACGGTACACAGACAATTTTGGATTTATGGTAACAGGCGTAACTAATAATATTACAGACACTGGATGGACCACAGAGGTGAAAACTCAATTTTATCCAATTAGAAACAAGGGAATACAGGAAACAAAAACCAAAGATAACTCAGAAGCTAGAATAGACATAGTCACTCCTGAAGATGATAGTGCTATAGATGAAGTTGTAGGAGGAGATCCTGCAGTATTCATTAACCCAAATAAGATAGGAATTATAGCACCACATAAGAGCACAAACCCGGTTCTTACAGCAAGACCTGAAATTAAGGCATGGGGTGACAATGCAAAGAGCTACAGTCAAGCGGATGTACTAAAAGGAGTTCAAAACGGACTATTTGCAGGAATAGGTGGTCTGAATACACCCGGAGCAAAATGGAAAGAAGATTCATCATCAAACATACAAGGTACTTACTACTTAGAAGCAACCGCAGCAAAGAAGTTTAAAGAATGGTATAACGAAATGGTCGGAGCTGGAATAAAATTTAGAATAACATCTGCTCTAAGATTTGGATCAAATGTCGGTGGTGGTGTACATGGGTACGGACTAGCAGTTGATTTCGGGAATCTGTGGAGAATCGTCAACGGTTCTGAATCCGCTAAAAAAAATAAAGAAGCAAGAATTAACAACCCGGTTTACAAACAGATGGCTGAAATAGGAGCTAAGTACGGATGGTACAACCCTTGGAGACTATCTGACGACAGCGGAATGGCAGAAATTTGGCATTTTGAATACTGGGGTCCAGCATAAAAAAGTAAAACATGTATATACCTAAATCACAATACGTAATAATTAAAGCTAGTGAGTTACCTGACTTCAATATAGATATTCCGGATCCATCACAACTGCTAGATAAACTAGGAAGTTTACCGAACATTGGAAGTGCAGATGATCTAATAGGAATGGTAGGAAGTCTACCTAACATACCAAACCCAGGAGACTTAGCCGGTAACCTAGGAGATATAGCTAGCGCTGCAGGAGTAGGTGACTTAGTAGGTAATGTAAATAACCTAGCCAACACTGCTGCTAAAGCAAAACAACTGGTAGACGGATTAGGTGGACTAGTTAACCCTAATAAACAAGTGGTACTTACCTCCTTAGGTAGGATATTTGATAAGGGTGGAATAAATTTCGATACAGGAGATTTTTCTAAAGCAACAGAACTATTCCAAACAGATAACCCAGAAAGTACCGAAGTAAACGGATTAACTTTCGGCAGCCCAGACGTTACCAGTACTAAAAAAGTACCTCCTACAACGAAGGACCGTAAACAAGGAGTAATGAAAAGGTACTTTATTAAAAATAAATGCACAGGTACAATAGCAGAAACAACCAAAGTAGGCTTCCTAAAACTAAGGAACTCAGAAGATAGGTGTATAGAGCTGGAAGTTATAGATTGGATTGTAGCTGGCGTTATTGAAGACACTACAGTGAATGGGTACTTCTTAGAAGGAGTAAAGACTAAAAATGAAAAGGTATTGAGTAAATTAGAAAAGAAGATACCAGGTATACGGAATCTTATACCCGACCCGGTAGAGTACGTAGAAGAGGTAACCATCCCAACAACAAGCCCAATAGTTAAACAAGAAAGGGACATAATTATACCTTCCCCGGGAAAAAGTTTGTAGATTAAAAATAATTTACTATATTATATAAAAGGTTATAGAAGTATGTTTTATATAATAGAAGAAGAGAGTAAGTTAGAACGGCTGAGCAAAATGCTCACACAGCCTTGTTACCTGGAAGTTATAACATCTAATGATAAGTTCCACCCAAAACTTACAAGTACCTGCGCAGTATACATTAGAGAAATCGAATCAGACAGTGGATACATTATTCCCATAAATCACAGCGAAGGACTTAACGTAGAAAAAGAACGTGTCTACGAACTACTATTATCGGCAAAAACACTATACACATTAAATAAGAAGAACCTTCTATACTACTTTAATTTACAGGAAGTAATGGATCTATCGTTAATGTACTCAATGACATATTACAGTAAATTAGAATATAAAAGAGAAAACACAACAGTAGATTGGTACTACAGGCAGTATGAGAGTAATATAAATATAAACAGCATAGTACCTATAGTAAAACTCTATGAAAGATGCGAAGATACTTACAACTCAGTAGAAGAAGTTATCAAATCAATAAAAATACCTGCCGGTTTTGACTTCTATAATAAAACTGCAACAAATGTGTTCTACTTAATTGAACAAAACGGGATAGGAGTTAACGAAAATGATTTTAACAATATTCATAAACCAAGAAACCCGATACTCAACACAGAGAACTCATCAGTATACTCATCATATAACTTATACCATGCTACATCCAGACCAACTAACAATTTTAATAGTGTTAACTTTGCTGCTATTAATAAAGCCGCAGAATATAGAGAATGTTTTAAACCCAAGAATGATTTTTTTGTTGAGTTTGATTTTGACGGGTATCATCTCCGTTTACTGGCTGATCAAATAGAATACGAGCTATCTAAAGAATCGGCACATAAGCAATTAGCTAAAAACTACTTCGGAACAGAAGACATATCAGAAGAACAGTACCTACAAGCTAAACAAATCAACTTTCATGCAATTTACGGGAAGATACCAGAAGAACATAAGAACTTAAGAATATTTAAGGATATACAGGAGTATATTGATAATATGTGGAAAAGTTTTAATGAAAAAGACGGATATGTTTGTAATACACAATCAGGAAAACACTTTACTAACGAATTAAAAGAAATGCACCCTGCAAAATTAATGAATTATATGATGCAATCGTTGGAAACTTCAAATAATATTACTATATTAAAGAATGTACTAAGGTACTTAAGAGATAAAAAATCTTTTATAACACTTTATACCTACGATGCAATACTATTCGACTTTAGTAAAGAGGACGGTAAAGGTACATTGACAGACATAAAAACAATAATGGAAAACGAAGGGAAGTACCCTGTAAACTTTAAGTATAGCACAAATTTAGTGTTATAGAATACATTAACTATTTATATATGATAGAAAATAATAGAATACCGAGGTTTGATTATGATATCGAACCAATTTTTACGAGTGATGATATGAGCAACAAATTGTTTTGCACATTCTCTACAGGAGAGAACTTAGAAGAAGTACTGCACACAATACAATCTAAATACAGAATACTCTACAATAAAATATTTGTACTTTACTCTAAAAGTCAAGATGAATATATGTGTACGTATAATGTAGATTTTGGAAATGTAGATACATTCCTAGAAAACACTATTCTCGTACATAGAAAAAAAGAAACCAACACACTGTATACAATAAACGCTTTGAATACGTTGATAAAAGAATTAAACAACGGACAATTAGATACAGGGTATAGAATAAGCTGGCCAGACTATCGCAACTGCGTACTACTGACGAAAGGACCAGAATTAAGAAGAGTAAATACTAAATTACATAAAATTATTGAACTTTAGTTGGTTCTTTAATTTATATTTCTTATATTACAATTAAATAATAAGTTACATTTTAAAATCAGTTATATGGACATTAATGCAATCAAGGCAAAACTAGATGCCTTAAACAACAACGGTCAAGATAGAGAAAAGACCGATTATTCAAAGATTTTTTGGAAACCTGAATTAGGAAAACAGACAGTACGTATTGTACCTTCTGCACATGATCCTTCTTTCCCGTTTAAGGAATTAAAATTCCACTACGGTATAGGGAAGTATCCTATTATTGCTTTATCGAATTTCGGTAAGCAAGATCCTATTGAAGAGTTTGTAAAAGAACTTCGTAAAACAAGCGATAAAGACAATTGGTCATTATCAGGAAAAATTTCACCTAAAACCCGTATTTTCGCACCTGTTATCGTAAGAGGAGAGGAAGATAAAGGAGTACGTTTATGGGGATTTGGAGTTACAATTTACAAAGCACTACTTGCTTTAGCTCAAGATGAAGATATTGGAGACTTCACTGATGTGTTAAACGGATGGGACATGGTAGTAGAGAAGTCACAAGGAAATCCTTACCCTGAAACAACGGTAAGAATTAAACCAAGACAGACACCATTATCAGACAACAACGATTCAGTAGAACTTTGGTTGAAGAGCCAACCTAAACCAGAAGAATCATTTACTCAGTATGATTATAATTTTATCAAAAAACAATTACAGAACTATCTAGAACCTGGATCAGGAGACGCAGCAGAAGCATCTGCAAGTACGGCAACAGCAGGAAATGATAAATTACCAGAAAGCTTAGGTCAGAATAAAACTGACTTTACTTTAGAAAACGCAACGGAAGGTAAGAAAGACACAGTAAGTAAATTTGATGATTTATTCAACGAGTAAGAATGGCAAAAAGTAAGAAAGAAGTAAAAGCTGCCGCATCTGCGGCAGTAAAGAAGAATTTTAATCTCGGAAACTTTAAAAAGAAGAAAGGATTTTCAAATGCTTCGGTTAAGTTTAAGACTCAAGGTTGGATACCATTATCTAAAGCTTTTCAGGACATAACATCCTTACCGGGTATTCCTACAGGGCATATTACACTATTGAGAGGACATAGTGATACTGGAAAAACTACTGCATTATTAGAAGCAGCAGTAAATGCTCAAAAATTAGGCATTTTACCGGTATTCATTATATCGGAGATGAAGTGGTCTTGGGAACATGCTAAAGAGATGGGATTACAATTCGAAGAAGTGATGGATGCTAATGGAAATGTTACAGATTACGAAGGACATTTCCTTTACGCAGATAGAGGTACGTTAAATACAATAGAAGAGGTAGCTGTGTATATGGCTGATCTTATGGATGAACAAGCTAAAGGAAACTTACCTTATGACTTATGTTTCTTCTGGGATTCAATCGGATCAATACCTTGTGATTTATCAGTACGGTCTAATAAGAACAATAACGAATGGAATGCAGGAGCAATGTCGACTCAATTTGGTAATAATCTTAACCAAAAGATCTTACTATCTAGAAAAGAGAATTCTCCGTATACAAATACGTTAGTAGCTATCAATAAAGTTTGGACTATGAAACCAGAATCACCTATGGGAATGCCTAAGTTACAAAATAAAGGCGGAATGTCTATGTGGTATGATTCAACACTGGTAATAACATTCG